ACTCCTGCAATTTCTAATAATAAATGTTTCATACTGTTTATAGATTATCTAACCAATTGTCTGTTGTATTAAATAAAGAAGCTTGATTATTTATTAATAATGCAAGTTCTATAGCGTTAGTGGTGTTCTTTTTTTGTACAGGTTTGTCAAATGAAAAACTATTAAATCTACTAAGTGGATCATATGTACCACCTTTTTGAAATTGTGGTTTAACTGTAACTTCCTGTAACTCAACTGGTTGATCTGAATTATTAGGAATCCAATCTCTTTCTAAATTGTTTCTCCAGTTTTGTTCTACTAAATATGGATAACTTCCAGGGTCTCTCTCATATTTCATTTTCATTGTACCTGGTTGGTTATAATACTCTGATGGTACATAGTTAGGTACAACATCTTCATTAAAAGGTATATAATCATTACCACCTTCTAACATTGTACCAGAAGCAATTGAAGAATATTGATTACGTAAATACGGAGAGTATCTTCCAACACCTTCATCTAATACTGAATCACTATTATTTCTAGCTGGTAAATCTCCTACTGTAAAAGGACTCTCATAGTTTTCTACACCAAATAATTTTCTTTCAAGAGTATTGTTTTTACCCCAGTTAGTTAAAGCTTGTTTATCTAATAAATCCATTGCTGTCATCAAAGGTAGGACCTTATCAACATCATATAAATCATTAGGTGAAGTAATATTATATTTTTGTTTTAAATCTTCTGATAGACTATTATACTTAATTTGACCAGGTCCTACAGAATATTTCTTACCACCACCAAATGCAGTTAAAACACTTTCAGCAACATTTTCTAATTTAGAACCAAGACGTTTTCCTTTTGAAGTTGTCCAGTTGTTTTCTACACCAAGTTCACCAAATACATTTAACAATGAATCTTGAATATCTTCTTTTGATTTACCTGTTTTTTTAACAAGTTCATTTATTTGATCATTGTCATTTGCAAATGATACAAACTTATCCATAACACGCTTAGTATCAGGATTATAGTTTTTAGCATTTTTTGATATGCGCCATTCATATTCTTGTGGAGAACTTGAGTCGCTCTTAATCATTTTTTGTTTATCATCATACACTTCTTTTTCTTCAGGTGTAAGATTATAAGGATTATCACCGCTGTAAGGATTAACTTTAAAAACTACAGCATTTGGTTCTGTATCTTTTCTGTTAGGGTCTAACCAATATTCTATTTCAGATTTATCAGAAAGTTGTTCTTGTTGAGCATAATTATCAAAAAATCTATACTTACCATTTGCATCAATACCTAAAAATATTCTTGTGTGTGATGGATAATATTTACCTTGTTCATTTGCAACTTGTTTATACTGGATCATATCTCCAGGTTCTAAGTTATCAATACCTTTTAAACCCCATCCTTGATTAGCAGTAAAACCATACTCTTTAGCATTTAATGCAAAATCAGTATTAGACCAGTTAATGTTATCTAAAACACCTGCAGTTTTGTAAACATCGCAAGCTCCTCCAACACATGTGTATGGTAATTTACCTTCTCTTGCAGATGCTTCTCTAACATTTTGAGGAACTTCATCAGGAGTAATATAATCATTTTCACGCACTCTTCTTTCAGCTTCTTCAACAACTTTTGCTGCATACTCTTTACGTTTTTGATCATTAGGTGCAAGACCTGCAAATTGGTATTTTTGTAATTGATTGCAAGTTTCACAATCAGAGTCATGCATCATCATACCACCTTGTTGTGCAATAGGCATTTCTTGTTCTGTAACTTCAGAACCTGGAAAGTAATACTCTTGTCCAGGTTCCATATATTGTTGATTACCAAACTCATCCGTACCAATAAGACGTTTACTAACACCCTTCATAGTTATAGGTGTACCCTGCGGTGTACCATAAATAGTATTGGAAGGATTATTTCTGTAAGGAGAATTATCTTTGTATCCTTGTCTAGATACATCTTGACGTATCTTTTGATTTTGAGTACTGATGAATTTCATCAATGTTTCATTATGTTTGTTCATTATCTAGGACTATTAAGGTGTTTACTACTAGTAATTTTCAATATCATTTTTTTATTACTACTCACGTTCTTGCGTAATAATATTTTATTTCCATAATGTCTTATTTTTTTATGCTGCGTAGGACTTTTAAAGTAATCTACATATAGTGGATTAATAGTTTTATTATATCCGTCATTTGCAGTAATCCACATTGGAATAGTAGAACCAGTAAACTCACCTCTATCAGCAGTAATATCATAAAACTGATTGAATCTAAATTTATTTTCTTCTTTGCTGTATAAGATATCTATACCACCTGCGTTAGGAATTGGGTAATTCAAAAGTTGTAATGGTTGATTCTTAGGTTTAATGTTTAATAACAACAAACCTGAAATCTGCTCAGAATTGTAAATAATAGCTCTATCAAAATTTTCGTCTAAGATATGATTAAAATCTCTACCTTCATTATAATACACATATGTATCTAATGTATACTCTACATTACGTAATGTTGTAACAGTGTTTGCTGTAGTTACAGGATATTCAATTTCCCATGGAAAATTAAAACCATAAAAATTAGAAAATAAATCAGTTCTTACATTATGTCTCCATAGTTTACTAACAGTGTAACTTGGATTTTTTGTTTTAGTATATTCGTAATTACAAATCAAAGGATCTGTGTTAATATACCCAGGTGTACCAGCTAATACAAGATCGTCACATTCTCCAACTGTTGTTGTTTCTGTATCAGGTTCACATACTTCAGGACATGCACATTCAACTTTTTTACAAATAGGCGGATTTAATGGATCGCATTCTCCAATTAAAGTGTATCCTTCAGGACATGTACACGTTGGTGGTGCTAAACAAATATTTCCTGCAACAGCATTTGCTACAAAAGCTGTTGTGTTAGTTGGAGAAGTACCATCAGCAACTACAATAAACTGGTTTGCTGTTACACTACAAGTAATTGCATTTAATAATGCTGATGCACCACCTGGTAAAGTAGGACTAGATGGATCACAAAATATAGAATACACTTCTGCATTTGTCAAACCTTGTAAAACACATCCTACAGCTGTACTACCTGTACCACAATCAGAAGGATCTCCTCCTGTGTTATTTGCAGTTGCATCTGTCATAAATAACATTACAGATTTAAACGACGGATTTGCAGATCTATCACCAAGTTCTGAACCAGCTCTGTCAGCTAAAACAGCACTTGCTCCTGCAAACCCAGAACAAATATTTGTACCATTTGCTGATGCTGGACTATAATAAGTTGCTACAGCAGCAGGTGTTACTGTATTACTCATAGAAAACCCTAAAGGTTGCATTGAACTAATGTGATTACTTGACCATCTTGTAAAACCTACTTGAATATCTCCTGAAGCCATTCCACTTGAAATTGCAGGTGAGTTTAAAAAATCTTGGACAAACTGTCTTTGAGCTTCAATTCTAAATCCTGTTTCTGTACTACCAGAAACATCCATTGCAATAACAATATCCAATAAACAAGCAACTGGGTTTGGTGTTATAGTTGATTGAACTTGAGATATAGTAACATCTGCAGGTTGAGAACTTGTAACTACTTTTGTACATAACTGAGTTACTGTATCAAATGTATACCCAACTGGACATACAGGTGTAGTAGTATCTTCACGTTTAACAGTAAGGAAGTGATTGTATGATGGAATCATCCACTCAGGATGCCAGTCATGAAAACTTATCCATGCTTTAATTTTAGGATCATAACTAATAGTCCAACTAACTTCTTGTAGCAAACCTTTAATATCAATTGGTGTTAATACAGGTTTAATAATAGGATTGAAATATGTTACACAACTACAAGTAGCAGCTTCAGTATCTAATATGCATGGATTAAAACAATCTACAGGTGCAACATCAGTATCTCCTTCACACATGTTACTTTCTGCATTATATGTATAACCAGGAGGACATATGTCATTTTGAACTAATCTTTCACATCTTAAACTTTCAGTATTGTATGAATAACCAACTGGACAACTTATAATAGCAGGAACTTCGTTATATGCAGTTTCATTTAAATAAAATCCTTCACCTTCAACATATACTAAATAATCTTTTATATCTAAAAATCCAGGAGTAGGTTTATAATCTTTTTTGCTAAAATATAATATTTCAAACTGTGAATCAAATATTGCTTGACAAGATATACCTTCAAGTACATTATCATATAATGGAAAATCAGGATATACTTCTAACAATGGAGATGGTAAATTTTTAAGGAACCAGTGTTTCATACCATCATGTGATATTTCATTAATACTGCTTCCATTAAAAGAACATATCTTACCTGTTTGCTGTGATATCCAAAATAAACCGTAAGGTGTATTTACAACACCTCTGTTAGAAATACTTGTACCATAAGCAAACGCATCATCTGCATTTACAATTGATTGCATGTTTTGTTGAAATAATCCTGCATCACCTACAGTGTATTTTACACCAGCAGCACTTTGAAAAGTATCTACACCAACAAATTGCATTGGTTCAATGTCTTCAAAAAGTATTAAAGACCCTTGTGCATTTAATGATTTAATTGTAGATATCTTTCCTTCAAAATCTCTGTAATTAAACTGTAAGAAATTTCTCCAGTTGTCACGTTTAAGACCTGATTGTTGTTGTAATGAATAAACTACTTTATATGGATAGTGTTCAAAACATGTTGAGTAAATAGTAGGATCGTAATCTCTTGGAAGTATGTTACCCCATGATTTAAAATTACTATATATTTTAGAAGCACTTAATGATAAGTCATACTTGTAATATACAGGTCTTTTAATTAAGTCACTTCTAAACATTAAAGATACATCTGTAAATGAGTTACCTACAGGATCATAAAATTTTTCCCAAACATCTTCACCATAATCTCTAAATGCAACATTTAATTCTGACTCTGTAAAAAAGTCACGAACACCATTTGCAAATAAATACATCCACGCATTTATAAAACTTGTTTTTAATAAAAATCCTATAGATTGTTTACCATGTAACTGATAATAATTATCAGGACCAGTAACATCTAATTGAAGAAGAGTTGGAAAACCAATACTTATATTTATTGCAAACAATGAAGCATCATATCTTGTACTATCTAACCAATATGAAGGTTGAGGTCCATTTACATAATTTAAATACTTAAATTCTGTTCCATCAGGTACATCAAATAACCAAGTATTAAAAAAGAAATATGGATTTTTTTCTGTGTATCTATTAATATAAACATCACCTCCATATATAACACCTGTACTATATCTTACATTTGGTGTATTTGATGCAGGAAAAATACAAGAGTTTGTTGGAAGTTGTACTATAGAATATAATTGACCATACTGATTTTCGTAATCATATTTAATAGCACCGTAATACGAACAAATATTTTTTTCATATACATCAAAAGGTCTGTTTGTATCAGGTAATAATGATTTTGAATTATCGACATTTACAGGATTAGGTAATGTTGAACTATCTAATTTTAAAGCAAGATACTTGTTTCTATCAATATTGTTAATTCTAAACGTACCATCAAAATCTTGTAAACCAGAACTTACATAACGTAGTTTTGTATTTTCAATTTTTCTTGTAAATGAAGGTAATAATCCAGGTGTAACATTTGAGTTTGTTACATTGCTATGACTTTGATAAAAACCACTACTGTTTATTTGTATAACATGGTCATGAAATTTAATAATGTTGTATAATAAAGTAGTGTATTGATCAACAGTTTCTAAAAATGTCAATGTTGCAGTTTGCAGTGCGCTTGCAAAAGTTAAAAGAAAAGCAAGATATGATGCCCAACTTGTACCAGGTTGAGATAAAGCTTGATATTGTTGATAAATGCTACCCAAAATTCCTCCAGCATTACCAATTCCAGATGTTAAATTTGCTGAATCATGATCGTCATAATTATTATTTGGAAGATACGTTGTATGATCTGTACCTCCAGTGATTGACCAATTATCAAAATAAGTACCTCCAAGACTTGTCCAAGTTAAATTAAAATTACCACTACCATTTAAACCAACCGTTGTATTATAATCTCTAGTCAACTTAACTCTACTTGATGTTTTATTATTATTACCAAAAAGAGTTAACAACGCCATACCTGTTGCAGCAATTCCTATTATTCCAAACGCATCCTCATGTATAAATTTAAATCTAGGATGACTATCTGGTAATTCACCAAACATTTTTGTAATACCAAATTCTTCAGTATATATTTTAATATGTCCTCCTGAACCTGCATAAGGTTTTACTAAGTTGTTTTCAGGAGCATGAAAAGAAAATATATTATTTTTTACAGTAATATTATTAGGATCGCCAGGATATTGTAAGAACGGATCATTTCCTAAACTGTTGTAAGGATAGTTTTGAAACAAACCTTTAACAGAAGGATTACCTTGAATATCATACTGAATCATGTTATTAAACAATCCTTTTGCTAGGATAGATCTATTACCTTCACGAGATCCTCTTAATATTTCATACCCAACAATATCTTCTATAGGTGCGCCTAATTCATCTACAGGATGTTCTATATTGTATGCTTGAACACCTAGTATATATATCCTATCACCTGTATTATTATGAATATGCATTGTTTCATTAGAAGGCATCTTATGATGTCTAATAGGTTGACTACACAAATCACCCCAGATTTCAGGATGAGCATTAGGGTATCTTTCTGTTGATTCCCAATATGCCATGTCACCTCTTGCAATAATAGGAAAACCATCAGGTGTTAATTCATTTGTCACACTTGTTCTTGAAGATGTATCATATACTCTCCATGTTTCACGTTTTGAAGAATCAATAACATCAGGATTAGATGTTGGTAGAATAACTCTATCAGTTGCAGTAGATGCTCTACCAGGTATATGAAATGATGCAGATCTTGCACCTGTTTTATATACCCATCTGATAAAGAAAGGATATACCTCATCACGAAGATATCCAGTTTGATTACCTCCATCCCAATAGTATGAAGCAGGATACTCAACAGCAGTCCATTGTAATCTTATATTATTTGCTAATGATTGATAATTAAAGTATGGTTGAGTTGTTACAGCAGTACGAATTAAATATCCACCTACATCAAACATCTTTTCACTCTTTTCGTAAACAACTGTCTTTACAGGAATTATAGATAAGTCAACAGTTGGTAATGATTGATTGTATTGATCTAAGTGTACTTTAGTTTGATTAATAGAATAGTATCCTATCTTTTTTGCAACTGTTTGCTGATTGATTGTAGCAATTACTACTACTTCATATTCTTCAAAATTCTGATCTAGATTATCTATAATTATATCAATAGATCCTCCCATTCCTGTATGATCCCATAATGATTGTGCATTACTTGGCATACTATAATCAGTAAGTTTTACACCATTTTCAGAATACGCAATAACTGCTTGATAAGAACCATTGTTTAATTGTCCACTACCTGCTGACTTATTTACAGTAACACATGGTTGTTGTACAAATGGATGTAAACGTAATGCATCACAATCTAATTCTGTTGTACAACATTCAGCACCGCATGCTTCAGGATCAATTACACCATCAACTAATTTAGTTGAACATAATGCACCAGGTTCTGATACAATATACCCACTTGCAGGATTTATAACAACATTTCCTTCTAAAGCACATATGGTTACACTTTGACCATTAGCTAAAAATGGAGAATATACAACTTGATCATTCTCATCAGTATATTGTATATATGTTATTTCTGGCATAGGTGGTGTACCTGGTGCAGAAGGATTAGGACAACTGAGTCTAAAACCATAATAACGTGCTGGTTGAAGTGAAAGATTACAATTTGAAGTAACTATTATTGTACAAGTAGAAGTTAATGAAGATTTCATAAATGTAAATATAGCAGGAACTGAAATCCAACCACCTGGACCAAGAATAGTTGATGAACCGCTAGAATTAAAAACTCCTTGATCTGTACAACCAGAATCAATTACTTGATTGCCATCATAAAATACTTGAATTCTATCTGGTCGAGTCGGTGCACCTGTACCCCATTCAAGTGTAACAAGACCATATAAAACACCTAAATCAATTGTATAAGTTTGTGTTTCTGAAGCGCCACTAACTGCATTACCTACATAGTATGTTACTGTTTGACCACAGTTTTGATTAGCACCTTGATTAGTAATAGTATATTCGTAATAATTTTTTACTACTTGAGATGTTATAGGAAAACATTTATATGGTATTCTTGTAGGATCAAGATTTAATACGCGGTCAGGATTTAAATTATCTTGCCAGTATACAGAAAAAGTACAATCATAGTTTTCTTTACATACACCTGTAATAAGGTTATATGTTTTAAAATTCAAACACTCATCATTTACAAGTTGTGTGTAAGAACAATCTGCTTCATCAAATATTCCTATTTCTGAATTAACATTGTTAGTAGAAAATATAACCCACTCTGTTCTTACTTTATATACAATACCCACAATTGTATAGGGAACGGTACTGCAATATAAGTTTGCTTGTTCGTTACCAATACTACCTACTTCACCATTGTGAGCATTGTTAATAGCATTAATTGCATTTGTCCATACTCCTTCAGGAATATAAACATCTACAATATCTTTAATCATACCTTTAGAAAAGGTATTTGTTTTTTCTAAGCTGCTACCTTGCGATTGATTGTTGTTTGTATTATCAGCCATTATAAGTAGTTTTTGAACATTGAGTAATAATTGTGGTACTGAGCTTTTCTGTTTACATCATGAAGTTTTCTCATCTCTGCAAAATCAGGAGTATTAACAAACCCTAATGCTACATTACGAGCAGCACGTAGTTGTTGACTCATTAACTGTAAATGATTTTGCACCTGCTCACCACTCATAAATAAGTTTTCAAAGATGCGTTGTTTTAATGCATACTCATAATATTCATTAGTATATGGATTATCAAGTACTAATAAATTACCATCATCATCTTCCATAACAGATTGGAAGTTTAAAAAAACAGTACCTTCATCAAAGTTTGTATGTAAAAAACCGTTCTTTATATAAGCATCATAATAGTTTCCTCTCTTTCTACCAATACCTGTAATAAAACTATCGTCCATACGGTTATCATAATCTTCTCTTGGTTCTGGAGATACTGATCCTGCTTTTACCATATGCAAACGAACTAATTCTCTACTTTCAGTTCTTCTACCGTTTGTAGTATAATATACACGAGGTGTACCGTCAGAAGCACAATCTAATAATGCAGGACATGTACCAGAACCTGTACCTACAGTACTAATCTTTGCACCAAGTACAACAACTTTAACATCAAGAATACTTTCAACAGATTCTGATACTATTTGAATATTTTCCATATCCAAAATGTTTACATCAAAATCTAACAAACTACCATCTGAAGCAAAAACTTGTACTACAACACTGAGAGTATGTAACTGATGATTAATAACATTTACACCAAATACAATATCAGTATAAGTTGTTGATTGATTTACAAAACGTGGTTCTAAAAAGTTTTGCGCCATAACAACACCCTCAAGAACACCTTCACTATATGTTTTATTATAACTAGGTATCTCAGATGTAAGTTTATCATTACATACTAATGCAAAGTTTAACACATCTAAACCATCTGGAAGTCTACCTTTACCTTTGTAAATATCAATTACTCTAGATTTTTGCATGTTAATACGCAAACCTAAATCATAATTACAACGCATTGCAACTTTAATAAGTTGTTGTGGATTAATGAGACCTTCAAGATCCCATGTATATAAGTCAATTTTGACACTATCTAACAAGTCATCAAATGTTCTATATTTTGGTTCAGTTAATGCCATGGTAATTATTAGTTAATAATGTTTCTATTATCTTGTTGTTGATCAGAAGGAATCTGTAACATTATACCTAGATCTCTAATAACTCCTTGTTCAATCTCAGCATAAAGGTATTCAGGTATCATAAAGGCACGATCTTGAATGTAAGTGCAGTCGTCTGTCAGATCACAATTATAAGAGCTTACATCGCCTACAAATACACCTTCAATTCTTACAGCATCATAATCAAGATTTGGAAAATAAAGATGACCATCTATATACCAATAATACTTTTTCTTATTGTATCTAAATGTTTTTTGATTAGCAATCTTTGAAAAAATAATAGGGTAAATAGGAGTAATTTCTTCAGACAAATCAAGTGTGCTAACTGATCTAAAAATAGGACCAAAGTGTCCTTCCATTGTTTCAGGTATTCTAACTTTAGTACGTTTAAATCTACAACCTGATTCTATACAATGACATGTGGATTCAGCAGCATCAATATCTATTAATTCAACATAGTTTAGTGTTTGAAATACACTGTTGAACTTCATGATTTTATTTTGAATGTCTTGTCTTCTAACAAGCATTTTAGCGTGTTTCATTACCATAGAGTACAAGAACCTATCTGTAATAAAAGCATCTTGTTTTACTGCCTTTATTTGATTACGTACTCTTGATAATACTTCTCCTATTGTTACCATAATTTTTTATATATCAAATTCGTTATATGCACCTAAAAGATTCTTGTCCTCTTCCTCTTTTGTCATTTTGTAATCTGATGATTTAAAAATATGTGATATCTTCATTCTTGGTTCAATCATAACATAACGTTTCCAATAAACAGGGTATGTGCTACTTACTGTTCTACTAAAATCTCTTGTTGGATTAAACGCCCATAATTCATGATTTTTAAATCTATATTTATTACCATATGTGGTATAAAATATTTTTGCAATATGTTGATCACTTTCCCAGTTTCTATGCTTGATTTTCTGCATAAATTCTAAACTTGTTTTCATGTCCATGTTATATCTTTTTTTAGATGGTGGACAAGTGCCGATAAAAATGTGACCTATTTGAGAAGGCAGTTCAACACCATCTCTTTTGTCTATTACAGTTTCCCATATGTTTTCATTAAATCTGTATATTATTTTTTTAATTTGTTCATATGTCAATGACTCATATTGTGGAAAACGTGTCTTTAAACTTTTTTCAAATTCAGGATTTAATATACTAGATCTTGTTCTTCTAAAACGCGGAGCATTTAAATCTGGTTTAACTATTGAGTTCATACAGTTTACATTAAGAATTTACTAAAAATTTGGTAGATATTAAAAGATTTATACAACTATATTACAGTGTGTACACAAATTCTGATATCAATCCTTTATTTATTTCATGTATGTGCATGATGGCAGCTCTTTGATTACCAGTCCATTTGTTATGGTAATGGTAATAATCTGAGGAAGTAAGTGCAGGAATAATTCGTGTAACAAATCCTTGTTCTTCATTTTCAGTAATTACCTCTTTTGTTTTTCTACCGTGGTAATGTCCTGTATATAAAATACGATGAGTTGCGTCACCCCATTCAGTAGGAAACTCTACAGCATATACTAATGGGTTATTTTTAGAAGACACATCTCCATGTTCTACAGCAATCATGTTTTTACCGTACACAATTACTTTACGTTCTGCATATTCTACATTAAATGATATATCATAATCATTTCTAAATACTTGAGAAACAGCGTGTATCATATGATATGATGATAATCTATCGTGATTACCAGGTACAAATACAACTTCAAGTTTATCACAAAAAGGTTTTAATCTATTTACAGCAATACACACAGCATCAAATGCTTTTAAATATGCTTTAGTTGCAACTTCTGAATTTTCTACAGGTGTTCCTTTTGTAGTCGTACCATCAAAAGTATCCATGTTTAATGTATCAGGTCCTATTATAAATACAATCTTATCTAAATAATAGTTCTTGTATGCTTTACCTACAAGATATAACAAAGCAGTATCCATAATTTCTGCCATGTTCTCATTACCAGGTTTACCAAAGTGTAAGTCTTGTAAAGAAATAACCCCGCACACTTTTTCAGTTGATACTGGGTTTAAGTGAATGGGGTTAATGTCTTTGTAAACAGGTAACTTATATGTTGTGAGTTGTTGTAAGAAAGATTGTTGTATAACCTGTGCTTGCGGGAGTTTTGTAATTAATGCTGAAACTAACCATTTATTGTTTTGTTCCTTATTCCAAAACTGTGATAACTTCCATTGCGTAGTATCTATACCTAGCATTGCAATTATCTCGTCAGGTGTTCTAGGTTCTGTTGTAGAGAGTGCTGTTATTTTACTTGTACCATTATCTACGTTTTCATGAATTTCTACAATTTTAGAAAAATCAGGTGCATCATGTGGTAACACTTTTTTATCTATTTGTGAAAATAAATCATCATTAAGAATCACATTTTCACCAAGATTTAATATTGTATCTGTAACTTCTTTTTTAATTGTTTTGTAATCTGATAAAGATAATGCTAATCTTGATGCTTCTTCTTGATTAGACTTTTTTCTTTTTAATCCTTGGTAAACTAATTTGCTTATAAGTGCCATAGTATTAATATTTTAGAGTTATACAAATATAGTTATTTTTAATTATAAAAAACAAACCCTCGTATTTCTACAAGGGAATGTTCTATCTATGGAAAACCAACAAACCATAAATATGTTATCATGGATAGTATCCATTATCTGTAAGTGCTGTATCAAATATAGAAGAAGCTCCAGGTTCTGTTTGAGTTTGAGAATACATAAAGTAATCATTACTATTTAAAGTAACAGATGGAGTAGGTGCAGAATTAATATTAATAGAATCTATATAAAAGCCATTTCCTGCAGAAGATAAACCTGTAAGAGGAGATAAATGTTCTCTCATAAATGCTATATATACATTTTGACCAGCATATGCTGAAAGATCAACTATTTTTTCTGTCCATTGTGTATGCACACCTGTTGGATTTAATATGGGATCATATGTTAAATATGAAGAAGTATCTGAAGGTAAAGCATCAGACCAAGTTGCAACTGTTATAGTATAACTTGTAGTAACTCCTTGTAAAAATGTTGCAGGTGCAATCATTATTTTTAAATAAGTAGGGTTACCTCCAACACTAGCAGGATCAGCTACATCCATTTTTGCATAAAAACGCAATTGACCATTTGTTGGAATTGTAACAGCAGGAGTTGCTAAATAATTTTTAGTTGTATTACCTGTGGTAGCATTTACCTTCATTATGTATGCTGAACGAGAACCTTGATAAAAATTACCAGCTCCTGCTATAGGTTGCCAATTATGTATTGATGTTAAATTAAATCCATTATTGAATATCATCCAAACACCTGAACTATTACTCCAAGTTGCAGGTAATGAGCTAAATGTACTAGGTAAACTAGTAGTATCAAAACCTTCAGTAAAAGTTGGCGTACCTTGAGTAGCAGAACCAGTAATCAAGATTCCTGCACAATCTATATACTCATACTCATAAGGTTTACCTGTACCACCTGCAGTTAATAAATATTGTCTACAAGGATAAGGTGTTAGAACATGTGTAGTTATAAATTTTACAGGTCCTGCAACATTTGTAACTGGAGCAGTTATAATAGATCTATTAATAAAAGTATATACTTTATTGTGTACTAAACTTGTATTAGTTTTTGTTTCAGTTATAATACTTCCATTTCTATTAACATATGCAATTGTAAATGATGCACCAGACCCTGCTTCAATTAAATAACTATTTGCAGATAAACCAAAACATGATACAACATTTTGTGTGTTAATAAGAGAAGTATATGTAATTTGTTGACAGTCGTCATCAAATATTTCATCCAATGTTTGTGTAACATTTAATTGATCTTTGTATGTAACAGAACCACCAGTTGGAAATAATATATCAGGATTATGCATTGTGCCAATGTATCTAGCAGTTGTAGTAGCTAAACATTGTTGTATATAATTTACAGAACCTGTGCTTAATATAAATGTTACGTAAAGATTAGTTATGTTAGAAAGTAATTGTATACCAATATATTTACCAGTATAAACACACGGAGTTACTTTATCAGACATGTATACAATATCTCCAACAGAAATAGTATTTGTAAATACACCTAATGGTCTGTATACGTACACTAAAACATAATCATCAAGTGTACATACATTAGGATCTGGTGTTGAGTAACCATAAACTGCAGAAGACTTTATAATAGCTAACCTTGCAGGTTGAAATACTCTAACAGGTACATTTTCACAACAGTTGCATGCTTTCGTAGATAATAATTGTAATACAGTTTCTACAGGTGTATCCGTTAATATTCCAGCACAAGCAATATTGGGTCCTGTATAATTAACACAAGCACTATCGTAAGTAATACCACACGCTACATCAGAAAGATCTGGTAAAGGTAATGTTGTAGTAAAGTCTAAACATGTTGATGGTGTATCTGGTGTTGGTGAATTGCTCATTGTAATTTGTGTTAATAAATTATTATAACCAGTAGTATTATTATATGTAATATTAGAATTTGCTAATCTAATACAATACTCAGGTCTAGATTCTAAATTGATATCTGCGATTTGTAATAACAAATTATATTGACCATCAGGAATATCATTAACTAAAGATTGAGAAATAGTTTGATTAGATGTCCAAAATCTAGTATCAACGTTTAATTGTTTTTTATATTCAACACCTGAAGCATTTTTAAAAATTAAATAAACTTTTTTAAGTGTTAATATGTTTCCATAACCAACATTTAAAATATTCATTGTAACATCAATTGTTGTTCCAACAATCACTGTTATAAAATTTAATTGTAAACGATATCCTAAATTTCTAACTATTTCATTGTAATAACCTTGAGATGTCCATTGATCCCAAATTTCTGTAAAATAATCTCTATTTAATGTTGAAAAATTTAAAGCATTTAATTCTATAACTGCATTACTACCATTTGTTCTAAGTCCACTATCACAACTATTAAATCCATTAGTTTCACCATTCATTGGTAAATATTGTGAAGAGTTTGCAATAAAATTATAATCAGTTGTTCCTATTGGATTTGTACATTGTGTACTAACATCGTAAGTACCCATGTCACCATAGTTGTTAAGAAAAGCATCATTATAAAAACCAACTCTTGCAGTTGCAGTATTTTGAAAAGCTGTTGAGTTATTTAAAGTTGTACTACCATACATTTGACGTTTAGCATTTGCAGATCTAACTTGTATAGGTATGCTTGGATTAAAAGCAGCCAACATTGTATCAACAACGTTTTTTCTATTTAACCATTGAGTTGGGTTTATTGAACCTTCGTCTCCAAATTCAGAACTACCGCCTGTATAATACCATTCACCATAAACCCCAATAAATCCAGATTGTACAGATATAATAATATCTCTGTTTAAATTAATAACTGCACTTAACTGATTAATGTGATCTATTATAGTTTGTTTATTTGGTTGAACTACTGATAAGTTTTCAAGAATGTATGCAGGTCTAAGAATAACTTTTAATCCTGCCTGTCTTATTCTATCAAAATCAGTTTGTAAATTAGATAAATAAGTATCAGTAATAACGCTACCATTATTTATAAATTCAGTTAGCAATACATATCTGTAAATAACTGTAACTTTATCAACGCCAGTTCTCCATCCTGTAATTTCTAAGTAATCTATAAAACGATAAGTACCGTCACTATTTAAATTTTTAGAATATTTTTGTAAACCTCTTTCAGGATTTGCAAATATAGTAGTATTGTCTCCAGTGTAATAAAAAGTAGATGATGTGTTTGTTGGGCATGTTGGACATGGAGTATTAGGAAACATCTTTACTATTTTTAATTATTAATTACCACCAGTTTTTAATACCTGTACCAGTACCAGCATAAACATCACTACCATCATAATATGATACAAAACCTTGATTGTCTAACATTGCTGTTAAAAATGATGTAATAGGAAAACCTGGTGATAAATTACCAAGTAGTTTTAATTTAGCTAACACTAAACATAAAGAACTTTCATTATTTACAGTTCCGTATTCACGTATTCCAGCTTGATATAAACCATTACTCAAAGGAGAAACTGTTGTATCCTGTATAAGATTACTAAATTCTGTAGAACAAGAATTAAAAGTATTACAACATAGTAAAGGATTAATATTAGCAACATTATCTACTATTGTAAATGCATAAGCAGCATTTTGTATATCGTAATTATCACAACATTCAGATTTTATTCCGATTGTGTCAAATATAGAATCTACTAAAACATCTTCACTTGTTACTGTGTTATATGCGGGACCTAAATATATAAAATCTCCACAATCAGAATAACAATATTCATCAGAAGAACCAAGATTAACAAAATTATTATCTGCAACTAGTGTTTCAATACTATCTGTATTTCCTGTAGTATTATATAATCCCATTATATAATCTATATAACTTACTATTGGATTTTTTGTACAAGCCATTTTATTAGTTTTTATTTATTATTGTTTAATATTATTATTTAGAAACAAGAGGAGCAGGACATTCGCACAAATTAACATAATAATTATCAAATGCAGAAAATCCTCCAATTAAAGTGTTTCCATTTATAGGATCACAATAAACTATTAAATCATTAGAATAAATAGCTTCCATTATAGATGTAATTTCAGCAGTTGTAAATAATTCAGTAAGTATGTTATTTAACTCACATAAACCAGAAACATTGTTAAAACCTCCATATTCACAAATATCGGCAATTCCAAGTCCAGGATTTAATTCACCATCAAGCGTAGGATCAAATAATGTTAAAAAGGTTGTAGCACAAGAATTAAAATTTGACCAATTATTAGTAATAGGTTCTACATTTGAAGGTGTTAAGTCTTTTAAATAATTATACATATCATCACATCTTGAATCACTCAAAATTAATGAATAAACAATGCCATCAGGACAACAGTATTGACATTTTTTTAATACTATACCTGCTTTTAATAGGTCATCTGCTACATCAACTAATAACCACTCATCATCCTGTGCAAATAATGAATCATATGTAAATCTTAATCTTTCAAAGAATACTCTAAGAGGATTAATACATTCTGTTTTATTACAACACAAACAAATGTTTGCAGCTATTGTTTGAATAACTGTATTTAAATTTGTGTTAGTAGGGATATTCATACATGTAATTGCTGGACCTGTGTAGTTAACACAAGCAGCATCATACAATTCTTCACACTCAGTTCCTACACATGTAGGTGGAACAGGTGGTGTAGGAGGTACAGGAGGTGGACAACAATTTCCACAATTACAACCTTGGGTACAGTTTGAATTTAAACAAGACATATTTTTTATTTATTTATGGTTCACAAGGACTTATATAAGTTGGATCAAATTGAGCGTTAGCATATGATATAGAAATTCCACACTCAAGATCTCTTTCTAAAGGACCACATGTACCATCAATACATACGGTTTGATCTTCTGAAACATAAGTATAAAGAACTTCATAATCTCCAACTGGTATTGAAACAAGTACATCCTCATAAGCATCCATACCAGCATATGAACAACTATAAACTAGAAAACGTACTACCACATCAATAGGTGCAGCTAATGTATTTACAGCTGGTAAACCAGTACTAGCATTAACCATTCTTACAGCAAGTCTTCTTCTTGTACGTGTATAGGGTGTATCAATTAAATCAGCATCTGTGCAAACAAGTGATACAGTGTCTAAAGGTGTTGTATTAGCTTGAATTAAAAAACCAATAGCTGGTACAATTATAACGCTGTTTAACAATGCGCGATTAGAACTACCACAACTATAAACAGAAGTAACTGTAATGTTATATACAGTACTTGTTATAAATGCTGTACTTAATATATTATAAATATAGTCATCTACACCTGTATTAAAATTAACAGTTTTTGTATAAATCGGTGATGCAAATAAAGTATCTGATACTTGATAAACATTAATTTCAAACATTATTGGTGTTTGAATACCTGATACAGATGATACACTCCAAGATAAAGCTCCATATGTTATACCAGGTGCAATAGAATAATCTTCTACTCCTACTAAAATACATGGGTTTTCAGGTATACTATTAAAGTATTGCACCATTGTATTTCTCAAATCTTGCATTGTTAACCATAAATTAGAAAACGAATCTGCAAGTGTATTTGGATTTATAACCCATCCACTCATATCTCTCATAAATAATGAAGGATATAAAAGCTGAGGTTGATTTGCTAATGTTGGTATTTCTCTACCAATAGCCGTAGTTAAAGAAGAAGGTGTACCAATTACACTACTTAAATTACAATAGGTGCGTTCAAAATTATAAAACGCTTCTTGTATTAAGATAAGTGTGTTTGGTGTAGAAGATGACGCACATTGAGATATTACGTAAATGTCTGATGTTGAAGGAGTTGAAGGTAAAGCATCTACTTGTGTTTGAAGATCTGTTACTCTTGCACTAACAAGATTAATTTCATTCTGTTGACTATTAATAGCTGTAATGTTATCTACTATTCTTTGTGCTAAATAAACATTATATTCAGATTGAACAAGTTCTGTTACAACATCACCATCTTCATTTGTATAATATAATTCAACAGGTAATGGTAAAATTGGTTCACCAGATGGATCAACTGGAAAACTTAATAATTCAGGAGCAGCTCCACCAGCACAAACACTATTAATTAATAACTGAACTAATTCTTGAAAGTTATCAGGTGGAATAGATTGAGGAGTAGGTAATAAACACGTATAATCTAATTGTGTTATATCAACCATTTCTGAATTAATACTACACAATAAAGTGGCTAGTTTATATACAACTTCATCTATAGCATCACCTGCACAAAGATTAATACATGGAATGTCTGGACCTTGCCATATCACACATGCTGTAGATATTTTTGGACAGTTTTCTCTATTAGAACCTGGATTTGAGATAGGTACACCCATTTTATATTGTGTTTATTCGTTCTTCAATTTTTTCTAAAGTACAACTTCCAGGTGATAGACAACCACATGAATCTTGTTCTTGTTTACGTATTAATATAATACGTAGATCATTTGCCAAATCTTCATCAACAGTTATAGTACACGCTTTTAAACCGTATCTTTTTTTTCTGTATTTTAAAAAAACCGATTGTGCAAACACTTCTGTAATGCGTATTAGCGTATCCATAAGTTAGTTAAGTTACTTTGTTTGATTAGCTTGATTTTTTGCAACTTTTGCTTCATAGTCTGTAACGCAATTTACGCATACAATTTTACCATCAGAAGCTGTTCTTTTTTGACATCCACACCCTAGTGAGGAATAACAGTTTTGACATTGTGCCATTGGTTTAAATATTTATTGGTTATTATCTAGTGCAACTTACGCAGCATCCTGTTAAATATTTATCTAACAATCTTTCTGCATATGTGTACATTTCAACTGCTTGCACAGGAGCATTACAATACTCAGCTTTTGCTTTTGCAGCATCCATATACATTTTTATATATCTTAAATCATGCATTCTTTGATGTTGTTCAGCAGTAGGTTCACATGCTTGTAATTGTATTTTACATATTTCTGCATAATATCTATTCATCAAACGCGTGGTTCTTAAATGATAATACTGAACGTATACTGTTTCATTTGGTGAAACACTATATTTAATTGTGTATAAACCATCAGGGAATGTATCCAGTGGATCATTAACTGCTGTTAACCCTAAATCATTACTTGATAAGTTTAATACAAACCCAGGAGGATTTAATCCATCTGCTTCACCATAGTAAATAGGAATAGAAAAACCAGGTAAGTATATGTCAATTCTTGGACAATCAATTGCCAATCCTGTACCATATACAGATGCATCAAGTATTCTTATAATATTCTCACAAGCTGTTTCTGGTATATCTAACGCAAGTGTATGTTTAATTGCCATAATTGATTCAGTATTAACATCATTACATAAAGAATTTACGAAAAAAAATTAAATAAAACAAAAAGAGGAAAGACTTTTAATCTTTCCTCTATAATGTTTATATGACATGTTACTATGGTAACAATGTGAAAGCTGTGTCATAATTACCAGCAGTAGTCAACCAAGCACCAATACCAGTTTCAAGTGCAGACAAACGAGCTGTTGCAAAGATTCTGATTAAGTATTGATCATTATCCATTGTTCCAGAAGGATTACTTTTACGTGGAACACTATGCAAGATATTGTAAATAAAATATCTATTAGCACGGGTGATTTCACCAAAAGGATTATAATCTAAAATCTCTCTCATACGAGGATCTTGTTGCCATGGTTCTTGTTGGTATCTCTTAGCTAAAATTAATTCTCTAATAAGAGTTTCACCAAAACCTCTACCTTGAATAGATTGTTGTGGTTCTGTTTCTACAAATGGTGCAGATACACAAGGTAAACCTGCATTATCAACGATAGAAGAATAAATTTCAACTGGTTGATATTCAACGTGATCACGTGGAGCAAATGAACAATCACCAAAAGTAGTATCTACATAAGCACCAGTCAATTCAACAAATGAATCTACAGCATCAACTGATGCAGCAACTGTTAATGGAGTATATCCTAAAGTAGTAATAGAAGAATAAATTTTGATTGGTGTAGCAGCAGCAACAACAAATGCAACAACAGCAGAAGCTGAAGGAGTTCCAATTGCAGAAGCAGCAACCAATGGAATATTAGTAGTAGTTGCACCAGCACCAACATATGCAAGAAGAGGATCAGATGTAGTGATTGCTACAGCAGTACCTACAGTTCCAACAGATTTGCTAACCAAATATGTACCAGCACCACCAAGACCAGTTACAAGACCTATAATTGCAGCAGTTCCATAACCAGTAATTGAAATAGTTTGACCAACAGTAAACATACCTGAAGCAGGAGTAGATACTACAGTCATCAAGTTACCAACAAATGTTGCAGTAGATGAAGTTGCTAAAGTAGGTTTGATTAAAACTCTACTTCCAGCAGCAGGAGCAGTAACAACGTTTGCAGAAGTTAAAGCAGTAGCAGTAGCAGCAACACCAGTAGTTGCAACAGTAGCATCATTTCTGTTCCACACTTTTGCAGCAACAAAATTAGATAACCATGGGTGGTAAGCAATTTGATCTAACCAGCTTAACAAAACAACGTTAGGATCAATTAAAGCATTAGTTGCACTACAACATCCTGAATATGCATCCAAAGTAAAGTATGCATTGTGAGTTAAGAAACGCAATGTTGGCGATCCTTTGATGTCTAATCTCAATCGGTAAGTAGAGTTACATGCAATATCAGAACCAGTAATCACCGCATTAAAAGCTGCACCAGTTGTAGTATTTACAATACCTACTTGTTTGATGTCTTGTACGGGTGCCAATGGTTCAGATAAAGTAAATGAACTAATGTACTTAGGATTGATTCCTTTAGATTTTACAGATTCTTTGTAACCTCCGTGAAAAGGTCCCAATTTATCTACAGTGTGAAAACTACCTTGTGCTAAGTACGCTTGTGGCGTAGTAAGGTAAGTTGTTGCACCAGATAATACAACGGATAAATTTGTTGTAGAACTAATTAATGCAAGTTGTCCAGCTGTTAAAGCAGAACTTGCGGTACCAGCAGTTGCTAATAAACTGTTAGCAACGAGTGCCTTCTGATAGGCATGAGGAAAATAAGCCATTTTAAAAGATATTTAGGGTTAATAATAAAATTTTATTTTAAGAATAGTAGTTTATATTTAATACCATTCAGTGTACTTTTTATAGCATCGAGATCATTTACAATTTCAGTGTAAGGCATTACAGCTTGTAATCCATTGACCATCTGATATATATCTCGTATATAAGATAATGCTTCTTCTGCAGAATTCAAAATTCTTGGAGCAGAATCTTCATAATTTAATAGTTTTTCACAAGCACCTTGGAATCCTTCTGCTAAATCATCAGCATGTCCAGGTAATGCATCATATAATTCATTCAATGCTTTATGTGCAGCAAACGAACCTAATCCAGTTACTTTTAAATGTAACTTGTGAAAACTTGTTGCAGCATTCATTAACTCGCTTACACAAGCTGCTGTTTTACCTTCAAGTGATGAGCTAGATGATCCAACTGATCCTGCTGGTTTTTTTAATTTGTAACCTGATGTAAAATCCATGGTGTTAATTATTTGTTATTGCTTGTTGTTTTGTTCTTTGGTATTGGTTCATTGATTCAATGTCACCTGCTAATATTGAGCATGTTTCATCTATCATTAACTCAACAATATCATCTTTAAATTCTGATGTTACATCAGATGCTGAAACAACACCTGTTGATGGATTCACACAATTTATAAATTGTATCTCACGTGGTTTTCTAAAATAAAACAATTTAGGATTTGATATCTTAAATTCGTTATTAGTATATATTTTAATTTTATTACTTGCAAATGTGCAAAAAGTTTCACCCCATACAGCACTTGGTTTTCTAAAATCATCTACTAACAAGTTATCTACATCACCTACTTGCGCAAGATAAACAATCATTGGTCTAGGATCAGGACAACAATCTGATAAACAGTTTACTGACAATCTTTTAAAATACAGATAATCAACAGGTAATAAAGCTGTTTCGTAATATCTATCTTCTAATGTAGCAGTTAACTGCAATTCAGTAATTAATATTTGAATATCATCAATGTTCATTTTTGTAGACTCGTCACCTTCTTTACTTTGATTATGACCATGTACTTGTCTACGTATCCATTCTATCTGTGCTTTATTAAACGCTTCAATAATTTGCCAGCACTCGATGTTATCATAATCGAGTGAGGCAAGTTTATTAAGACGTTCTTTAATTTTTATTTGTAATAAAGCGTTTGTCATGATTTTTTATATTAGCATTTTTTACCACCCATTTTCTTCATACCTCCGTATCTTGCAACAGGAATAATAGGAGCAGGTTTGTAAACTACTTTTTTAGAATCCTTAGAATCCTTACTTAATTGATTTTTATTAAATGACATTGTATATTGTGTTTAGATTATACTGACCAATATCTTTCTGTATTTGTAACTACATCTAAAAGAATTTCTTCATTCAAAGGATTTTTTAAATATAATAAAATATCAGATGGATTTTTACCTAACATTGAACCAGATTTCATATGGTAAATATTACCATCACCTCTAGTAGCAATTAACTTATAAAAATTAGCATCTTTAATAACAGCTCTTAATTTTAAAGTTTCCATGTCTAATGCACATGTATCTAAAAACTTCTGAGCAGTCATTCGTTTATCTTTGTCAACAGTCTCACCACTAATATACTTATCCATGTTATCATATAAAATATCAACTGGTGTAGATTTTTTATACTGTGTTGAATTAGGGTCAATTACTTTACATACATAAAATAATTTATTAGTGTTCTTATCAAATAATTTTTGCAATTCTGCAAAAGCTTTATTTTTAAGTTTTTTAAGTTCTGTTTTGATAGAAGCTGTTTCTTCAAATCTATCTAAGTAAAACTTAAACTTTGGTGCTTCTCTTCTTGCAACTTCTAATGATTTTGCAACAATGCTAAAACCACCATGTTCAATAGCTCTTAATTTAATAAGATCATATGGATCATTTTGTGGATCTAAATAAACAGGTTCATTACTAAATCGCATTGCAATTTTTCCCCAAAACTCATCATTGTCTGGTCTAAGTAATTTTACCTTATTCCAAAAGTCTGGATCATTAACATCAATAACATTTGCAACAAGTTCTTTTTCTAATTGTGCAACTGTAGATCTAATATCTTTTACCATAGCTTCTCTTTCTGCTTCTGGTAAGTTTTTTACTTCTGGTGCAAATTCATTTAAACCTGTAACATATCTTTTGATACCATTGTTCTCAAGACATACGATTTGTTCTTCGTGAAAGATACCTTCAAATAAAACCATTTGGTATTTTTCTAATCCCATATTAGAATTAGTGTTGTCCACAAAAGGTCTAATTGTCAAAGAGCTGCTTCTTTTTAACGACTGATGCTTGTCGATCATTGTAAGTTCCATTCTGTTTAAATTTAAGTTGGTTGTATTCTTCTTTTCTCTGTTTTTGTAATTATTAGTTTAAAGCTCCTAAACCACGTCACGGTTATTACATCTTAGGAGTACCTGCATTACTGCAGGCAGTTGACTAAGTCAACTTGGGGAGAGAGGGTATCTCTTCAACTTGCCATACTATGTGCAAGTAATTACATTTATGCTTTTTTGTACGTAGTCGGTGACACAGTAGCTGCAGCATTTTTTTGTACTGATTGAGGATTAGTAGGTGACTTAACAACTATATGATTCCCCATTTCTTTCAAATTTTTTGCTACAGATTGTGGGTTAGTAGCATTCTTAACTACTATATGATTTCCCATTACTGCATTATTTTTACTTGTTGCCATTTCTTTTTTTATTAATTGTACTTACCTGGGGAAATTAAATCCCCAGGAGTACAAAGTTAATACTAGAATGATCCACCTGTTACAGGGTTTCTCATAACAATTTTCAATACTTTGGTTGGATCTTTTACCCAGATACTTGGCATGGTTTGAGTCATGTAAACTCTGTATCCATTAAAGTTTCCAGAAGAAGCAAATCCTTGAGATCTACCCATATAATCCATAGTACCATTTTGATAGAACCATTTCAATTGATTATCCCAAGATAATTTCAACAAGAAGATGTTGTCATTAGTGTTATCAGTGATATCAAATACGATAAAGTTGTAAGAAGACAATGGGAAACCATCAATGATTGGATTCTCAATATCATTAGTATGTACGTTATCAAATGCAGGATTCAATACAAACTTAACATTTGCCAAGAAAGGAATTGTGTAGCTTGTAAAAGCAAATCCAAAGTTCAAGTCCATAGCGTTGTTACCTGAAATAGCACCAACACCTGATTTGTCCATGTTAGCAATCAATCCAGTAGTACCTCCGATAGTTCCAGAGAATGCTTCTTTTTTGATAGCTTCGTTAACCATTCTCATACCAGCCATACCAGTTTGAACAATGATTTGACGATTTGGATCTGGTCCTTTGAATTCAACTTTACCATTGTAGAAGTTAAAGATCTCAGAACGGAACAACTCTAAGTTAAATGTAGACTTGTTATAGATACGTTTGTATGAGTTGTCTAATTGAGACCAAAGTCCTACTGATAAACGGATATCATCTGGACCATCTTGTTTAATTCTACCACCTTGTCCCCACATTAAGTAAGTCTCGATGTCATTTGCAACTTTTGATAAGTGAGCTGCTTCTAAGTTAGTAACGAATGAACGAGTCAAATTACCATTATCATATGATTTTTTGATCCAATCTTTACCCATAGATTTAACCATGTCATCAATCTTAGTGATAGATGGATCAAGGTTTTTATCAAATGATCTCCAGATCTCAGTTACAGGAACTGTACCATCTGCATTAAGACCACCTTTCATCATCATGTCAGCACGAGATGAAATTGAATAGTGTACGTGAGCTTCAGCACCTCCTACGAAGTTGTAATACTCACGGAAACCATTTTGCAATTCTCCGATATCTGAGAATCTTTCACCATACTCACCACGAGCAGAACCTTTTCTGAAGAATTTAGTTCCTGGTTTAAGATACTTTTTATCTAAAGTAGCAGTGTTGTTGTTGTTTACCAACTGAACAGTGTAAACAAATCCATCACCTGATGGCAAGATGTCTTCATTTGGTAAGATGTACAACTCTAGACCTTTATATTTATCATAAGTGATGATATCACCATGACCAAATATACGTCTGTTAATTTTGATTTTGAAAGAAACTCCATCAGCTCCTAAAGTAGTCTGAGTAGGTTCTACGTCTTCTACAATGTAAGGAAGATCTTGTACAATAGGCGTTTGCCATTTGTACTCTCCACGAGCATTGTCTACCATGATGGTGTTTTTACCACCGAAAGATGCCATCTGATAAAGAGGCATTTCTACCTTTTGCGTCATTGCCCATAAGTCAACAGGTCCTAAATCCATAGGTTCTGAACTTTTAAGCATATTTTGCAAATGGTATGAGTCTACATGCGAGCTTACCTTGTAGGTAGTGTCACGCAAGAAGAGACCATTGTTTAAAACAGGTGTTGCCATTTTTTAAAATAATTAAGGTTAATGTTTAGCGTTTGAAAATATTTGTTTGTCTTGTAATCTTTCTTGTTGAAGGTTTAGCATCATCGTCATCATCTCTTGTATAAGAAGAAATCTTACGTGATTCTTCTGTTTTAAGTTTTCTAACTGTGTCAGCTACTACCTCATTCTTTGCTTGCTTTCTAATGTTTTCTTTATAATCTTCAGGATCAGAAAGTAACCATAATGTTTCAGCAATTAAATCATATCTTGGTTCTTTACCAAATTGATAATCTTCTAAAAGTTTTCCTAACATATTTGTAGGTCGTCCTGTAATACTTTCATATTTAACAGTTGTGAGTTCATCCCACAAAAACTTTTGTCTTTTACCATCTAGTTTTACACCGTTCAATTCTCCAGGTTTTAAAGTTTCATATATGTTATGCATATATGCTTCTTTCTTTGCCTGCTGTTGTTGTTTAAAGTGTTCTTGTTGTGCAAGTTTAGATTGTAACATTTCTTCTTGCAGATCGTCTAATTTTGGTTTGAACTGATTTGCTTTTTTCTGTAAGTTACCATTTTCTGCCCACTCCTGAATTTGTTCTTCAATTAACTCTTGATCATTATTACCAAAACCTGTCGCTTGTAAGTATTGTCTTACAATCATCTCTTGGTGTTCTGGTTCTCTTACATCAAGTTCACGAACTTCTTCAACATGAGCTAATGCTCTAAATAAACCTTTTAAATCTTGTCCACCTTTAGCAACATACTCTGCAGCATATTGTAATTCTTCAGGTAAACTTTCAAAGAACTCTTTTGGAGTTTTTGCAGCAACCTCATCTTTCATGTTGCTTACATTGGCTTGCCATAACTCCTCTACATCTTTTTCTGATAATGTTCCTAAGTAATCATCTAATGATTGATTAGTCTCATCATAATCATCAAAAGCAAACATTTCGTTGTTTTCAATTCTTTTCTTTAAGAATGATACTAAACCACTTTTGTCTGTCTTTGCTCTACCACCTTTTCTTTTAGGTTCGTCATCAGCATCTTCATCTTCTTCTCCTGTTTTAAGAACTGTATCTAATGCATCTAATGCACTGTCAGTTTCAACTTCTTCCTCTTCATCCTTTTCTAGGAAGTCTAAGTTAACAGGTTTACTATTTGATGTAAACAGGTTAGGTTTTTTATCATCATCATCATCCGATGTAACTACACTGTCTGCACCTGGCATCGGTAAAAAGTCATCAATATTTTCGATAACGGTGCTTTCTACCTGTGATTGGTTGTTTGCGTTTGTACTCATTGTTTTTAAATTAGTTGGATTATCTTTTCTTCTTCATATATAATCTACAAATTAAATCTAAAAGATTTATTAGTAGTTAAATTTTATTTTTACATTTTTGCCACTATAACGCTACAACTACTTTTTGTCATATTTATTTTTGTTCATAGCGGCAACTTGCACCTGTTTATTAGCAATTCTTTCACGTGTTTGTAACTCTTCACGTTTTAAATTTGCTTTAGTTTGCTCATTTACTTGTTTGTTTATTTCAGATTCACGTTTTAAAGAAATGTTTTGTCTGTCAATTTCTTTCTTATCAAGATATTCTAATGTGTCAATATAATCTGATTGTTGATTAGTATTGAAATCTTGACCACCTGTATATCCTGCAGAACGTATTTCAGCTTCGTAAATATCTTTATCACGATCAAGTTGATTCTGTTCAGCTTGCCATGCAAGTTTTTGTTCTTGTCTTTCAGACTCAGCTTTTTGCACCATCTCAACTTGTTGTTGTTGAGCTTGCTGATCTTGTTGACGTTGAGCGTTAACTTTTTCTTCAATTGCTTTAAGAGTATGAGTAATTTCTGCAAGTGAGTCTGCTTTGATCAAATTACCTAAATCATATATAGAAGCACCTGCTGTATTGTTTGATAATGCAAGGTTTCTAATTTGATCAGTAATCTGACGTTGATTTACTTTTGTAGAAGTAAATACATTTAATTCTCTTGATAATAAATCAGTACCATTAATTTGGAAGTTTACTTTTTCGTCAAGAGTTGTAATATATTGTAATCTTACACTTGGTTTAGTACTGTGATAGTATTGTGCAAGATCAGTACGCATCTGATGTACTCTAGGCATTAGGTATTCTGAGTGATTTACAAAATACATTTCTGTTTGAGAGTAACTCATGTTGATTGCTTGTTCAACACCTGTAGCAGTTTCTTGACTAAGTGTTTGACCCATACGTTGTGGGTTTAATCCAATTACCTCAAACGCTTGTTGTTTAAAGTAGTTAGATAACTGTATTCTAGACATTAACCTTTGTGTTTGTTCTAAGTTTAGAACTTGGTAATGTTGAAAGTTTAATGCATTCTCAGTATTTGTAATAGATGTATCAAGAGGTAACATCTGGAAATCTTTCATTGCAACATATGCTTTTGCAAGATTGTTCTTACCCCAGTCTTCACCCATAGAGTGACGTGGTAAAGAGTTTTGGTCAAGCATAATAACAGTACCTAACTCATCTACTAAGATATCTGCTATCTGGTTATTAGTAAGATTGTAACCAATTTGGAATGGTTTCATCTTATCTACCATAGATCTTGATCTACTATTTCTATCATGGAATACAGATCCTTCTACAGGAAGCTTACATCCATATAATGTACTGTCACCTTTAAATTGGAACTTCAATGGTTCTACATTTAAATACAAAGGTTTGAAACCCATGTTGTCATTGTTACCATAGAAGGAAGGTCTGTTAGGTCCAATTTTAACACCACCCCAAACTTGATTAATCCAGATCCAATCTATATGATCACCAAATACTAAATTGTCTTTTTGTTTACCTTTAAGTACAGTGTTATCATATAAAGGTTTCTCAGTTACTTTATAGTTCTCATCTACAATAGTTTGATGCATCATTCCTTCCTCATCAATTTTTGTAAGATGTCCTAACATTCTTTGTGATTTCCAGTATGCTGTAGTAACACGTAATAAAGAGTAATTACTAAAATCCATTAAATCTTCAGATTCATTAAGGATTCTGTAAATAATATCATCACCTGTATTTAATGTCGCATCTCTGTGTGCTAAAAATTGACGCATTCCTAAAGAAGGTCCTTCAACGTTCCAGTCATGTGATCTTGTAGAATCATAGAATGATCCATCATTTTGTACACCAGGTAAAGCATATCCTGCAGATTTAACAGGGTATATTGCTTCTAATTGTTGCATCTCATCTTTAGTCATCATGTATCCATACTTGTCGATGATATCTGAGATAGTCATTAAGTCTAATCTACCTACCCAGTTTGATTGAGATACATATCGTGCTTCAGGAGATTTATGATAGAATGTAAGAACAGGGTTCCATACTTCAATATCATAATCATCTTCATTTAATTTAAAGTGCCAAAATTCTCTATCAGTAATTAACATGTCTCTAAAAGCCATGTTCTCTAATTCTTTCATGTAGAATCTTTCACTATCAACTGCGTGCTGATGTGATGCCCATTGTTCTACAAGTGAACGGTAATCCTTTTTAAAAAACTGCTCAATCTCAGGAAGAGTTTTTATATTATCAGGAGACATCATTTGTTGTGCTTGTTGAGCTTGTTGCTCATCTTCCATGTTCAAACCCATTTGTTGAATGGTTTGCTGCATCTTCTGTTCACCATATGCAACAAGTGTTTGCTCAATCATTCCTCTTTTAGAATCAAGCATCTCATTAAATGATATATCATCTACTGCTCTATACGTAATCTTATCATTACGTTTTGCAAATTCTCCTGTGAGTACATTAATAACATTTGGAATAATAGGAAAGAACTTTAACTCAAATGCTGACATATCCTCTTTGGTAAGAGTGTCAATCAAATCAGCATATTCGTTATCTTCTTCAACGATATAATCTGTCTTATCGATTATACCATTTGCCAACTTATAGTTTTTTAGTAAGCGTCTTGCATTACGTCTAATTTGTTTAAGACCTTGCATTTCCAACCAGTCAAGATTCCATGCTCCCCACTGTTCATTTTTTTGAGAAGCAAGCAAAAACTGAATAGGTTGCGTAAGCGTACCCATTCTGTTATATTCTGTTGTAGCACCTCCTTTAAGTTGGAGAGCATTATATAATTTTGGCATAGTTGTATATATTTATTATCTCATGTTTTTAAAAGGACTGCGTGGTTTTTTCATAGAGTCGTTATTCCCAAACATAGATGAGTTTTGTCTACCCATGTGACGGAAAGGACTCACTTGTAATTTAGCATAATTATTTGACTTTTGCAAATTATCATCTTCTCTTTCAGTACGTTTAGTGTATCCTCTATTAGATTCTTGCACTTTTGCAAATGCAACCATTGCACAAAATGCAACTAACCTATCGACGTTTAGTCCATCTCTATATGCTTGCATTTCTTTTAGTAGCATAATATCAGGAATTCTCTCTACGCCATATGTTGTTCTTACAATTGTTCCATCTGGTTTTGTCTCGTGATCTAACTCTTCCTCAATGAATTGCTGTGCATATGATATCAAATTACCTTTAAATAATGTACCAACGTTTCTCCATCCATATTCCTGAAAAACATTTGCATTACTTTGTAATTCTTTTAAGAATAATATCTGACTTTTAGGCACCAAATATTTTTGTTTACGTTTAGCAATCATATATTGAATAAACAAACTTATGTTATTCTCAACAATTGTCCAAGCATTGTACCATTCTATAATAAGTTCTAATCTCTCATGTGTTTTTGTAAGGTCATCAAACCTTCCACACCATGCTGCTACAATCTTATCTCTTTCAATTGTCGATTCTATTGTACCATCAGCTTTGTGTTTAGTAACCTCCTGCGATGTTTTGTATACATATATAGAACACAACGAATCAGATGTTGTAGTTTTACCTTCTGCAACAGGGTCAATAGATGCATAATACTGTCCAAACTGTGGATCTTTATTTGGTTTTTCCCACACAACAATAACACCTTCCTTATGTTCTGTCTTAGGAGATATTGGAAACTCTGATATAGGTATTCTGTTAGATACTTTGGATACAATCTCCCCTGTCTCAGATCTATTTAATTCTACAAATTCTTTATAGTATTCGTTATCTTCTATTCTTCTTATTTGTGCAGTAACCAAACCAGGATTAAACTTTGCTACTTTTCTACTAGCAAATGCTTCTTTTATATTAATTGGTTTTTGAGAAATACGTAATTGGTAATCTTCAGGATCCAAAGATTTTTTCCATATAATTCTTTCTTCCAAGATCATCTCTAATGCCTTGTCTACCAATGAGTTACCATAATCATCAATACATGGAATCATTGACCACTGCTCAGGAATAAATAAAGCACGCATTCCTATCTCACCAGATTCATCTATAAGATTAGTTTCTACTGCAAGTACGTCTTTACTGTCAGGATTTTCTAACATTTTACGTAGTGGCTCACACTGATCTAAATCCCCCACAGAACCAGCAGCAACAAATTGTCCAGTATAAATCATACCAGACTTCATTGCAGGAAGTAAGTACTCTATTGTTTGATTCATTTTAGGGGCAATACCTGCCTCCTCGTGAAAGAAAAAAGTACAAGGACCTCCTACACCATTTGTAGGATCTTTGTCCAATATAAGACCTGTAATTACAGATTTTAAACCTATGTCTCTTTTTCTACCTCCTTGGTTAATTTCAATCTTTTGTTCCCAGTTAAATATCTTATCAGGGTTACATGGTCTATACCATGCTGTATAAGAATTTAAAAAGTTACGATATTCTTCAAGAAAACGCCAGGTACCTTTTTCACCAATATAGTCTTTAAGAGATCCTGCAATTTTATTTACAGATCCTTCTTCAAACCAGAAGTAATTAATCATTTTAGCACCGTGGTAGTAACTAGATGCAATCTGACGTTTCTTTAATATAACAGCATGTCTATAACTATGTCTACCAAGTTCTTCATATAGTGCCATATGATACTGTGCATCTCTGACACTTGCAAAACCAAAACGAGAAATCTCTTTATTGTATATAGGTAAAAAGTTTAACCACATGTAATAATCTCTTGTAAGATACCATGTGTTCTTTTTGTTCTTATATATTACACCATTTCTACATTTCCTTTTTTCTGCATCCCAATAGTCCGTATAGTCTTTAGAACGTATTGGAGCAAAACAGTAAACCTTACCATTTTTTTCAAAGTTCTTTGCTTGTTCATTAAATTTTAATGATGTTTCATCAAATTCATATTTTCCAGGTTCTTTAAAACATGACCATAAAAACTCTACAAATTCTTCACGAGTTTCGTAATCTGTTGATAACCATTCATTTACAGAATCATCATAGGTAGGTATACTTATGTACATGTACTTAAAATTTTAATTAGTTCATTTACATCTGCATGTGAATACATTTCATCTTCAGTTAATTCACCGTTCCAATATTTAGTATTGTTTTCTCTACTAAACGCAGACCATACTGATTTATGGTGGTTATAATGTAAAATCCAATTATATAATATATCGTTTGTTTCCATTACATTTGATCGTAAGCAATATTTTGTCCACCTCTTACAGAAGACTTTTGTTCTTCCATAAGGTCTTTATACGCACCTTTAAACGATAAACGAATCGGTTCAAATTTAACAGCAGCATTAACCAGAGAATTAATATTACCATCTCTACCATGTTGTATTTCTGTCGTCTCCATGTACCTCCCCAACCTGTCCAACATACTTTTGATACCCATGTACGCACGAAACGTAGGAGTTTGATAAAGGGTCTCACACAATTTAAGAGCAGCGATGATAGCATCATCTTCAGTACTAAAAGTAATAGCAAGCTGCGAAAATATAAGTTCTTCTTTCTCATGCTCTTGTACATCAAAAAATGGGTTAAGATCTGGATTAGGACAAGTCATATAAAACAAGTATGCATATATATTATGATAATCTTCTGGATATATATCCATTATAACTGCTAAATCTTTTAATGTATGACAATGTTCTGTAGGTACAATTACACCATTACTAATATCAAATAGTCTTACCATTATTTTTTCTTTATTTTGTCTTTGTTGTTTTCATACCATTTTAATACAGACAGCACCTCATCTTTTAAATAAGGCATTTCATACACTTCTATATTTTTAATAACTGGTTCTCCTTCTGGTGATAACTCTAAAATAGGGTATCCAAACTCATCTGTTTCTTCTTTTTCATAGAAACTAATATGATGTATAATAAGTTTACCTGCTTTTAAGTTAGGGTTATGCTTCAATATAATATACATATAAATACTGAGTTGTAGATTATAATGATTTAAATTACAGTCATCTAGGTGTGCAACAGGTCCTAACATTTTTTTAGATACACCTTCCCAATTTACAAAAGATGTCTGCTCTATTTTCTTATTAGTTTTGTAATCTGTAATATGTACTACTCCATCAGCCACTTCTACAAGATCAGATTGACCACATATACCTGCTGATTTTAAATACACCATGTGCTCAGGATAAATACCATCAACTAGTTTTTGTGTAGGTGCTAGTTTTTTACCTGAATCATCCATAATAGGTTTAACAACAGGTAACTGCACATCATGTCTAACCATAGATTCACAACTAACAATATCTTGTTCACGCTGATCATGGTACCAGTTACCTAATGTACAAGCTCTATCTGCTTCTTTTTTCCAAGCTGCTTGAATTTGCTCAGGTGTCATTCCTTTCCACTTGTTGTCTTTCTTTTTATTTAAAGAACATTTTAGTGCAATTGCCTGAGAATCAAATGGTTGCTTCAATGATCCTAACAAAGTAGTTACAGATAACCACTTAGTAACGTCTGCTGGATCTATCGAAACATAGGAATGTGTCGATGCTTCAAATATTATTGCCATGATTTATTTATTTATTTGGTTAATAATAGACTGTTCTTCTTCTTCTGTAACTTCAGCTTTCCAAAAATCTTTAGGGCAAGATGATGAAAGTGATCTTGTTTTAAACTTTAAAGAACAACCACACTCTGAACAACAGGGTTGTGTCCCTGGCACAGCACAATTTTTACCTATGTGATCAATATGCTCACATAAAATACAAATTTGATTTCTATAAAATGCAATATCCTCAACATCTTTTGTTTTAAAGATATTGTTTTTGATACCCTCCGCAATTTTATTGCGGTCCTTCCAAATCCTGATTAAGTTTCCCATCTCTATATTCTTGTTTTTTTATGATTACTAGTTCTTTTCTATCTGCTTCTTGCTGCATTAATTCTTGCAGTTTTATAAGTTGCTCAATATCAGTACGTCTCTGAATTATCATTTCATATGTCTGAACAGATATGTCTTCATCTTTTTCAATCTTAGCAACAAACCTCTGACTCATTTGCAACTTCTCAGCTAAAGATTTTTTCTTAACTACAAAAGTACCAAGTCTTGGTACAATAACTGAATGATGCTCTATCGAAGAAAGCTTTTTTTGTAGAGTTTGGTAGAAGTACGATACAACGTCATCTACTAACTCAGTAGGTAAATTTAACTGCTCTGCAGTCATATCTACTATATGTTTTCTTTTAAGTGGATTCAACTGATAAATAATTATAGTCTAATAATACGTTACCCTTTGAAAAAATATCAAACTCAGGATTTAACTCTATAGTCTTTCTTCCTGTTTTAGTTTTAATTATGATATTACGTTTTTCTAATTTAACAATTTTATTTCTTATGTTCTGTGAACGTAATGATAATTCTTCAGGTGGGGTATCTGGATATAATTCTCTTGCAGCATTTGCACAAAAGTGATTTAATCCCATAGGTCCCCACATCACCAATAAGGTAAGTATGTCTAAATCAGAAGCTATTAAATGCTCCTTTCTAAAAAACATTATCTCTGTGATGAGTTGATACTTAATGCTATCATAAGTATTTATCCTCAATTTTTTTGTTACTTTTTTTACTTCCATCTCTTCTCTAAATGTTTGTTATTTCATACATATTGTACGATTTTGTACGGAATACCGTACATTTTGTGGAGGTGGGGGGAGTCGAACCCCCGTCCAAACCATGATCAATAATACAATTTATACAGCTTAATTGGGGTCAAGCTTACTTGACGATTCCACCACTCTATTTAATCTAATAGAGAAATCTTTTGAATCTAGGCTGCTAAACCAACTACTACATCCTCATTTAATAATGAGAATACTTTGTTCATATTAGCTTCTACTTGTGCGTTTGCTCCTAGAGCTACTACACCATTTGTGTTATTGCCATTTAATAAATTCACCTTAGTTTACAGTTATCTCTCTGGCTGATTGTATTACTTACTAATGACCTGTCAAAACCAGTCACCCCCTGACGGGAAAGCTATTTTTAAAGTAGATGCACTCCCACGAACTACTATTTTCTATCTAAAGATATGTTCTTACAAAATCTTATCTCCTTATTATTTAATGTCCATATCTCCCCATTATCCATTGCACATGTAAATAACAAATCGTGCTCTTGTGAATAATCAATAACTAAAAAAGCGTACCCTTCCATATTGTCAGATATTCTTTTTATAGGAATCATTGGGTTTAGTTGTAACATATCATAAACTATTATTAGTTATCAGGACACGACTCGAACGTGTAACTACTCGGATAGACCTACGTTTTACCAGTTAAACTACCTGACTTGTAGTAAGAGATGTTCTAAATGTTTGCATCAGATAGACTGGGACACATTACTACTTTTTGTTGCAATTGAAATACATCGTGTTGCAACTCACGCTAGCTAACGATCTAGTGGACATCCGCGCCAATGTAAATATACACCCGTCATTCCAACGCTTCGATCCTTATCCCTCATGATGGAGTCAGGCATAATACTTTAATTAACCACCATACTCAAAGTCAAGGATCTGACCTACTAAATCAGATCTATGATTCTCTTTGAGTTTGATCCATTCTATACCATCGATCTTTTTTGAAAGTTCAATAGCGTAAGAAAGTCCTGTGTAACTATCCTTGATATCCTTTTGTTCGTTATCACCATTGATGATAATTTTACCTGTCTTACCTAGTCTAGTTAGAATAGCTAACATTTCCCCTTTTGACAAGTTCTGTGCCTCTTCCACCACAAGAATATCATCAATAGTTTTACCACGTATAAACTGCACAGGATAAGCAATAATCCTTTTTGCCTTAACCAACTCTTGAATTTTAAGTTTGTCATAACACTTCTCAAGATTCTCTTGAAATGCTTCCAAATAAGGATTGAATTTATCTTCAAGTGCTCCAGGTAGAAACCCTAAAGAATTTCCAACTTCAATTGTTGCTCTTGTAACAAATATATGATCACATTGTTTTGTCATCAAAAAGTCTAGTGCAGTCTGTGCACATATCAAAGACTTACCACTTCCTGCTCTACCAGTTACAATCACAATCTGATTATCAATAATCAACTGCTTTGCTACCTTCTGTTCCTCATTCAATGTGACGTTATACTTAACCTCAGATTTTCTTACTCTATTTGGTTCTTTCATTTTTTTTGTTTTAAAAACTATATCTACCTATACTTTAACGCCTTTGTGACTCAGAACTCTGCAGCGATAGGATTTCACCTGTATTATATAGTTTAATTATTACCAGATAATTGCAACATCACCTTCACTGATAATCAAGTAAAGGACTTTATCGATGTCAATAATTTCTGCTTGTTGTATGCCATAGGTTGGTACATATACCTTATCACCAGCTTTCACTTCTTCAACATCATCACCAACAGCAAACACTTCAAGTGCTGTCCATTGTTTCATGTTTTCAGCTTCTAAAGCTGCTTTGGTTTCTGCACTAAGTTCAATTGAACTTTCTTTCAGTACGGGTTTGATAAGTAAAATTCTTCTACCGCGTAACTTTTTAAATAATTCCATTACTTTAAAATTTTGTCTATGTTATTAATTGTTTTTGTTGTTTCTGCTCTGCTTGTTTCAACTGCAGTAAGTTCATCAGATAACTCTTTAAGTTTTGCCTGAATATGGATACCATATTCTTTTTGCTCATCATGCAACTGTTTAAGTTCATCTTGCATAACAGTAAACACATTTAAGATTCTGTTTTTCTTTGCAAGAAGAACGCTGCTTGTAATTGGTTGTTTACCAAACATAACCTATGACTTTTTAAGTTGTCTTTCTTTAGGTGCATCTTCTGGTTGATCTGTAAGACCAATTACATCTCCAACTTTGATACCTTGAGCTGCAAGTTCTGGATTATTATCCATATCTTCTTGGGTTATAGTGTGCTCAACAATACCTGATGCAGGTTTACCAGCATTAGGTGCTGACCAATGTGCTTGTTTTGCTACAGCTTCAGCTCTGCGTGCTTCAAACTCAGCAGTTATACATGCGATCTCAGCAAGTTGTTTACGAACTTCTGCTACTTCAATTTGCTCTTTGTAAAAAGCTAATACCTCATCTTTAGTAGGTACCTTTTTTTCTTCTGTTGTACTCATGGTTTTTTAAATTAATTAATTATATGACAAATATATAAATAAAAGTTTAACTTTTACAAATTTATTTTATATTTGTACAACTTTAAATTAAATTAAAATGGAAGAAAGAGAATTAACCTTCGGGGAAAAATTGGTTGGAATAACATTCAACCCATCAGGCGATGAAAGAATAAACAGAGCTAAAGAACTTTGTGCTGAACTTGCAGACTTACTTTATCAAGATTATGATAACAGAGAAGAAGTAACAGACTTCTATGATTATCTTTATGAGCATGCAGTAGGAGAAATCCTGAATGCACAAATGAATGCGGTTAAAGTTTTAACTTTTAAATACTAACAAATATGAGGCATGTAGTAAAAGCTTGGGAAAAAATGTCTTTACCAAGAACAGAAGGAACAAAGGGTGGAAAGTTTTCAATAGAGATTGAAAATGCTGAAGATGTAAAAGGTGTAGCGCCTGTTGTGAAATTTACAATCCAATCAGATCCTATTGGAGAAGTTGGAGTAAATGGTTGTCAAGTAATTGATATGCTTGAGTATGTAAAATGTTTATTTGAAAGTCTTAATGAATCTTTTCCTTGCAGAGAAAATGCTTTAACAATTACTAAGATTGAAGAGGCTATTCACTGGCAAGAAGCAAGAACAAAAGATAGACTTAGAAGACAGGTAGAAGGACAAAACAAAGCATAAAATGAAAACAGAAGTATTAAAATTCTATGCTACGTGGTGTGGACCATGTAAGATATTATCAAGTCGTTTAGAAGGCGTTGAAGGTATCACAGAAATTGACATTGAAAAGAATACGGAATTAGCACGTGAGTACCATGTACGTAATGTACCACTATTAGTTTTTCTAGTAGATGGAAAAGAGGTATATAGAAGCGTAGGTCTAATGAGTAGGAATGCATACGATGCAAAACTTAAAGAGATTAACGACAGCAAAGAACTCAAAGATATCGAGGTAGTAGACGAAGAAGTTGTAAAACCAGAAGAGTAATGGAACTAATATCTACACACCCTATCAAAAAATCAGATTTAGGATTTCATGGAAACCTATTTGGTGGTAAATTACTAGCATGGATGGATGCGGCAGCAGCTGCATATGCTATGCAAATATGTGATACACCAAGAATGGTAACTGTGATGATAGACCAATGTGTATTTAAAAAACCTGCCAGAGAGGGACAACTTATAAAAATATATGGAGAGGTGTCCACTATAGGTACCACGTCAATAATTCTTTATATGGAAGCAAGGTCCCACAATGTATACTCAGGACTTCAATCGACGATACTATCCACCAATATGAAATTCGTTAGGATAGATGAGGGTGGTGATCCAATACCAATATCAGAAAAAGTAAAACTTAAACACAACAGCAATGGCAATAATAATTAAAAGCGCGTTAAACTTTGGACAAATCGTATATGTTAAAACAGATACAGCACAAGATCCAAGACAAGTAATAGGAATACAAGGAACAGCAGACGGAGGTCTACTAATTAAACTTGCTGTAGATGGAGAAGTAACCTGGCACTACGAGTGCGAAATCACCACAGACAAAAACATCCTATTCTCTATGGATAACGACTAATAGAGAAAACACTAGATGACAAAAACCCTCGGTAGAAATGCTGGGGGTTTTTTAGTAATTGCTGCTGTGTGTTTTTTAGTATTTGATGAAAAAATTTTATATAGAAATTTACATATGGTTGGTGAAATATATTGAGGATGCGAATGTGGGTACCCCCTAGCAGATCATCCCCACCCCCAACATTTCAACCTGCCCCACCCCCCTGAATTTAGTATATCATTAACTTTCTTAAATTTTTAACAAATGAAAAACAAAATGCAAAAATTGTATCTTGCACCACAACTGAGTGCGGATACACAGGAACCTGTATTCTTTAACGTTTACGAAAACGAAACTGTTGTCGACAAGGCGACAGGCGAAGAAATCACACGTGGCACAGCACGTGTAATATTCGCTTACAAAACTCGTAAAGTAAACGTGTTTACTAAAAGTTCTACGAGTAAAACTGTACGTGCTACTCACAACTTTCCACTCGACAACGTTGAAGACGTTAGCGAGATAATTGATTTCTTGCAAGACGCTTTCGACCCTGACGGTGTCTTGCCTAAAAACTTCTTTACTAACCAAGACGTTGTTTCCAATTTCATTGAAACCAACGAAAAATTGTTTATAAAGGTTCCTGCGAAAATCGTTACGCAGGAATTTGCTTTTAAACTCTTGCGTTATAAAGCAGGCAATACAGCAGAGTGCTTAAAGTCTTACGTTGCCGCGTTGTCTACAAACAAGACTCATACCTATACTGATAGTAAAGGTGTTGAGCGTACTGTTGACACACCTGCGTTTGCAAGCAAAATCACTAACGTGATTAAGCGTGCTGTACGTAAAGTAAATCCTAAACTTCTTGTTGAGTGTGCTGACACTACAGGTAAGTTTAGTTTTACTTTGTTAGGCGCACGTGACCTTAAAGAATTAAGCGCGATTATGAAACACGCTGACGAAATTCTTTTTGGTACTGCTAAAAACCTTGACGGTATTCTTAAAAGACCGCGTAAAGGTGCGCCTGCGTTGCAGACAACAGACGGTAAATATATACTGTCTGATAACTTCTTCGTGGACGATGAAAGTTTCTTTGATAGTGCTCCTGAAATCAAAGTAGAGCACGATAGCGAAAATGCTTCTTTCGTTAAGTATCAAAATGAAACACGTGCCGCAAGAGTTCTTGCTTCTATTGTCGAAAATGAAAGCGAAGATGAAGAAGATGATGATGAAGAAACTGTAGGTGCCGAAGCATCGTTTGAAGAGGGCGAAGAATAGTAGTTTGAAAATCACCCGTGGTATTCCGTTGTGAGTATCACGGGTAGATTTTTGTTTCGTTTATCCTCTACTAATTGAAGATGAATGCAACAATCGCTATTAGATCGAAAGGTTTTTTGCTGAATCATCAGCTTTATGACCATTATAATACGAATACTGCAATAATAATTGTCTCCACTCGGTAGTCAATTGCGAATAATGCAATAAATTAACAGAGAAGATATTCATTAGTCAACTATACAATACAACTAAAAAAGATAGTTAACTACTTGAGTGTGAGATAATTAATAAAACTATTATTTGTTTGAGTGAATAGTGGATGAGAGTGTGTTAAAGTATGACAAACACACTCTCCTACTATTATAACTCGCTCAAAATCAGTAAAAAAGCATAAGAATTGCGACACTATATCGCTACTAAAAACAATTACGAAGAACACAATACTATTAAGAAGAATGTAGTTCTATACTCTTATCTATTGCTTATAGTGTTATTTCTTTTAGGATAATCATATCCACACCCCGCGAAATCAAATCAAATACTAATACTAATTAATTAAAATTATGAATATCAAAGTCCCTTATGGTTACAAGTCTATGAGAGTATCGAGTTTAAACATCTATACTATCAAATTACGTTTAAAGATTTCAGAGTCTGATCTAGTATATAAATTCAAGAATGATATATCTAGACTTATCAATTTTAGTGAACGTGTTAAAGCTGCAGGTACATATACTACTATTACCTTTGCTACTATTAGTGATACAGAGTATAATACTGTATATACTGAAGTTAATCGTGTTGTTGCTGAGATTAAACACGAGCGCGTTGATCGTCAACATGGTATACATACTGAAGATGAACCACGCGAAATTCACTTGTTAGATGATATAGATTCATATCTAGCTGCTATATAATATGAAACAAGAAGCCTTTTTAATTGTGGGGATAACAACTATCCTCACAATGGCTTTCTTTTTAGGAGGCAGAGACAAATCATGTGCTAAAAAATTATTCACTAACACAGAGAAAGAATACAAATTTATTTCAACTGAATTAAAAGACACAATAACAACATATAACCAAATACATATATTACGATGAAAAAGTTTATCAGTCAAACAGCAGCAGATAATAATGGTGATTACACTATTACATACATTGATCATAACGATGTTCTTATTACAAAGAATATGAATCTATTTAACTAACTGACTAAATAAAAAAATTATGCAAATCTTAGATGATCTTTCAATTACTACAACAGATTGTAGATATGCTCTAGCAATGTGCTCTGGAGAAAATAGTTTTAATCCTTCGGATGTAAATAAAGAGAATTGGGTACAAATTAGAAATAAATTTTTAGCTGATGTATCATATAATGGTGCAAGAAGTCATACTGCTATTATTAATGTATTACTTTGGTTTAACCAATTTAATGATTAACAATACTTTAGTCAGTCAACTACAGGTAATGCTGGGTTGACTGATTATATAATACTGACTAAATGTATGAAGAACGCTGAACAGAAATATGCTACAAGAGTATTCTATTCTCTTAAGCATGCAGAACATTTTAAAGCAAAACTTGGTGATAGATGTTTACAGACTATTAAACAAGATAAGCTTGGTAGATATAAAGTTAGATGGCTTATTGATAAGTCAACCGTCAAATTTAATAAATAGTAAATAAAATGAAACATCAAGAAATTATTAAAGAAATTAAAGATTTAGCATATTATAAAACTAATGCTGAAGAAGATTATTTAAAAGTTCCAATTAGTGTATTAAGGTATATTTCTGAGTTAGAACAAGATAAGAAAATGTATAGTGAGGAAGAAGTAGTTCAACTATTACAAAAAGCACTTACACATCAAGATGATGGAGAAATAGGTAGTTTAGTTACAGCACAAAAAGAAATAAGAACAGCTAACTTTTATAGTTGGTTTAACAAATTTAAAAACAAATAAGATGAAAAGAGAATTTATTCCTTACGAGCAAGCATTAGCTTTAAAAGAATTAGGTTTTGATGAACCTTGTTTTGGTTATTATAATAACTTGGGAAGACAACAATTTATATTGTCTTTAAGAAACTTGAAAGAAGATAATAATGATTCAATAAATTACTTTTCAGCACCACTATACCAACAAGCATTTAGATGGTTTAGAGAGAAGTACCATATAGTAGGTGAAGTAAAATTCAAAGGAGGCAAAACCACTAAAACTGCTTGGTATGATTACATAATATATTCAGAAATTGATTGGGAAAATAAAAATCCAAATGAACAATGGAAGAAATATGAAGAAGCAGAACTTGAATGTCTTAAAAAATTAATTGAGATAATAAAAACTAAATAAGATGAATACACTAATCGCTTTATTAGGTACAAGAACATATGGATATGGAGTCTATAAGTTCTTACGAAGAATGCAGGATAAGTTTAACTAGCATTCAAAAATATAATGAAATAACTAAACACATAGAAAGACAAACAAGTAATAGAGATATCAAAGCTGTATCAATGCACAAGGGACGATAACAGTGAGTAATTTCCCTTCGTATTACAACACTATCAAGAAGTGTTATGTTTGTTGAGTATGGTAAGTGGTAATGGCAAAGAATAGGGATTGCAACCTTAAACCCAAAAAAC